CTGTCGTAGTAGTCTCCTCCACAAGACTCCCGGAATTTGCCATTCCAGAAGGACTTGTCGATATTTATCTTGAAGCCGAAAAGCTCCAAGGAATCGATCACTGGTTCCACATAGTCTTTGGGGACAATGATATCGTCTCCGTAGACGCGTACCGAACCCGCATGGGCATAGATGTCCTTGCGAGAAAGGGGCCGCTTAAGCCTCTGCTCAATACCATAGTAAACGACGGTCAGAAAGACCATCGCCTCAATGGGAAAGCAAAGAGCTGAACCCATAGACGCATACTTGGATAAGGAGATAACTCCGTTTCCAGGTACAAGAGCCTTTTCCGACCTAGTAACCATAAGGGCCTTCTCTAAAGTAGGCCAATATCGAGTTAGGTCAGATACATGCTCTTTGGATACACGATCGGATGCTTCGCTCAGATCGAGCGTTGCGAGGCTGCCATTAAGCGAGCCTCTCATAGCCATTTGCCGATTTGGCATTTGGTCTGTGAACCCAATTTGCCCCTTGATTATGTTCGCTCGTGTGTTTCCACCGATGCGATCACTTTCGAGAAGGCAGACGAGTTCATTGCCAAGAGCCTGCTGCATGTATTGCATACAGGTTGGCTCAATAGCAATGATCCTCGGTGTTTTCAGCGTTTTAGGAACAAGCGTGACCCGTACGGGTCGCTCTTGACCGGGTTCGAGGAAATTAACACCAGCGGAGACTTCATTATAAAATCTCCAGGAAGGGAATGCATAGCCCCCGAAGGGGAACATTTCCTCCAATCTGGTGGTCCACTCCGTCTGACTAAACTTCGCGTTTCCGCTAAGTCTGTCAGCCGTTTTGCCGGGACCATGTCTCGGCAACAAGGTTTCTTCACTGAGCTCATTTTCGAGTTCAGTGAAGACATCGGAGAAGAGCAGAGCAGCAATTCTTGAGAAAGCCTGTTTGGCTTCTTCAGGAATCAACACAGCTGCTTCCTTAATTTCCTGCTCACACCCAATGAAACCTTTTATCGCGCCACGTTGCCTCGCAGGAGTGCAGGGCAAGTGGATCTTAGCAAACATCGTTGTAAGTTGACGTATTGCTGAGATGCAATCGATAGAGGGTTCATTAAGTAAGTGACCACTTTTCGAATCGAAAACTTGACTCAGGAAACCCCCCAGAAAAACTGGGAGGGGCCCTTTGCTTCGCCTAAAACCAGCGAAGTAAGCGGAGTCAACCAACTTAGTGTCAAGACTTCTTTCGAAGTCCTTAGCGAAGGTTGGAAGGGTGATTGTCAGGAATGACAATTTCTCGTTTTCGACGCGCTCAGAGACAGTTTGATAGTCTCTGAGGGCACTTGTGTGACATACTGCAGCTAATTCAACTGCAGCTACTCTCCAGAGAGTTTTTAGGCTTTTCATCTATCCTCCGCTTAAAATCGGGGGTGTAGAGTCCAAAGCCGCTCTGGCCCGCAAAATCAGAGAGAATCATCACTTAAAACATCAGTGATGATTTCGATGATTTTCTGCTCGAAATTGCCATCTAGCAAAGCTTGGATAGCAAATCGTGCAAAACACCGAACGCCCAGTAAAGAACTGAGAATCTCGCAAAACAATGCGTGATAGGGAATTTCTTCCGCAGATGAGGACTCGTGAGAGCCCCCATCCTCAGTTCTCGCCACCCAGAAGCTGGG